CCCGGAATGCTGGCTGAAACGGACGAGTACATGGCCGGAGGTAAACGACCGGCCCGTGTTTACCGGGTGGTGAACGGTATTGCTGTACTGCCGGTGACCGGCACGCTGGTGCACCGGCTGGGGGGTATGCGGCCATTTTCCGGAATGACAGGCTATGACGGCATTGTCGCCTGTCTTCAGCAGGCAATGGCGGATAGCCAGGTGCGGGGCGTACTGCTGGACATTGACAGTCCGGGCGGGCAGGCCGCCGGCGCGTTTGACTGCGCTGACATGATTTACCGCCTCCGTCAGCAGAAGCCGGTCTGGGCACTGTGCAATGACACGGCCTGCTCTGCAGCCATGCTGCTGGCGTCGGCCTGCTCCCGACGGCTGGTTACCCAGACATCCCGTATCGGCTCCATTGGCGTGATGATGAGCCATGTCAGCTATGCCGGTCATCTGGCGCAGGCCGGTGTTGATATCACGCTGATTTACTCAGGGGCGCACAAGGTGGATGGCAATCAGTTTGAAGCGTTGCCGGCAGAGGTTCGCCAGGACATGCAACAGCGCATTGATGCGGCGCGCCGGATGTTTGCTGAAAAAGTAGCGATGTATACCGGTCTGTCTGTTGATGCTGTCACGGGAACAGAGGCCGCCGTTTTTGAAGGTCAGTCCGGCATTGAGGCCGGGCTGGCGGATGAATTAATCAATGCGTCGGATGCCATCAGTGTGATGGCCACGGCGCTGAACAGTAATGTCAGAGGAGGCACTATGCCGCAATTAACTGCAACGGAAGCCGCCGCGCAGGAGAACCAGCGAGTGATGGGGATCCTGACATGCCAGGAAGCGAAAGGACGTGAACAGCTTGCCACGATGCTGGCAGGACAACAGGGCATGAGCGTTGAACAGGCCCGGGCGATTCTGGCCGCGGCGGCACCACAGCAGCCGGTGGCATCCGCGCAGAGTGAAGCCGATCGCATTATGGCGTGTGAAGAAGCGAAAGGTCGTGAACAACTGGCGGCAACGCTGGCGGCGATGCCGGAGATGACGGTGGAAAAAGCCCGCCCGATCCTGGCTGCTTCACCGCAGGCGGATGCCGGACCCTCACTCCGTGATCAGATCATGGCACTGGATGAGGCAAAAGGGGCTGAGGCGCAGGCTGAACAGCTGGCTGCCTGCCCGGGAATGACTGTGGAGAGCGCCCGGGCTGTGCTGGCTGCGGGATCAGGTAAGGCAGAACCGGTCTCTGCATCCACAACCGCCATGTTTGAACGCATCATGGCGAACCATTCACCGGCAGCGGTACAGGGTGGCGTGCCACAGACGTCAGCAGACGGTGATGCGGACGTGAAAATGCTCATGGCCATGCCATGAAGCCAGTGCTGACCATCAACAGGAGGTTTTTACAATATGGTGACGAAAACTATCACTGAACAGCGTGTGGAAGTACGTATTTTTGCCGGTAATGATCCGGCTCATACCGCCACAGGCAGCAGCGGGATTTCCTCGGCAACACCGGCACTGACGCCCCTGATGCTGGATGAGGCCACCGGGAAACTGGTGGTCTGGGACGGACAGAAAGCCGGTAGTGCGGTTGGCATACTGGTACTGCCGCTTGAAGGCACAGAGACGGCGCTGACCTATTACAAGTCGGGGACCTTTGCGACGGAGGCAATCCGCTGGCCTGAAAGTGTGGATGAACACAAAAAGGCCAACGCCTTTGCCGGCAGTGCCCTGAGTCACGCGGCGCTGCCGTAACACGTTATCAGGCCACCGCGGTGGCCTGACTGATTTCTGAATGAAAGGAACTGATTTATGGGATTGTTTACGACCCGCCAGTTACTCGGTTATACCGAACAAAAAGTGAAATTTCGTGCGCTGTTTCTGGAGCTGTTTTTCCGCCGTACGGTGAATTTCCATACCGAAGAGGTGATGCTGGACAAAATTACCGGAAAAACGCCGGTGGCGGCCTATGTTTCCCCGGTTGTTGAAGGAAAAGTGCTGCGTCATCGTGGTGGTGAAACCCGCGTGTTACGTCCGGGCTACGTCAAGCCGAAACACGAATTTAATTACCAGCAGGCGGTTGAGCGTCTTCCCGGTGAAGATCCGGCTCAGCTGAACGACCCGGCCTACCGTCGTCTGCGTATCATCACTGATAACCTCAAACAGGAAGAGCACGCCATTGTCCGGGTGGAAGAAATGCAGGCGGTGAATGCCGTGCTGTATGGCAAATACACGATGGAAGGAGACCAGTTCGAGAAAATTGAGGTCGATTTTGGCAGGTCGACGAAGAATAACATCACTCAGGGTAGTGGTAAGGAGTGGTCAAAACAGGATCGTGACACGTTCGATCCTACACATGATCTTGACCTCTACTGCGACCAGGCCAGCGGTCTTGTGAATATTGCCATTATGGACGGTACCGTCTGGCGTCTGCTGAATGGCTTTAAATTGTTCCGCGAAAAACTGGATACCCGTCGCGGCTCTAATTCGCAACTCGAAACAGCGGTGAAAGACCTGGGCGCGGTGGTGTCCTTCAAAGGGTATTACGGCGATCTGGCCATTGTGGTGGCCTCTTCCCGTTATCCGAAACACTGGCTGACGGTAGGGGATCCCGCCCGTGAATTTACCATGACGCAGTCCGCGCCGCTGATGGTGTTGCCGGACCCGGATGAGTTTGTGGTGGTACAGGTGAAATAATCCGTGAGCGGGGGCGAAATGCCCCCGTGTCTTTTTTCACAGGGGGATGATATGGCAACGAAAGAGCAAAATCTGAAACGGCTTGATGAACTGGCCCTGATTCTGGGGCGTGAGCCGGATATATCCGGGAGTGCCGCAGAGATAGCGCAGCGGGTGGCAGAATGGGAAGAGGAAATGCAGTCATCCGGCGATGATGTACAGGTTATGAATATGGATATCCGGGAGAGGGAAAACGCGGCTCATGATGTTCGTGAGGAAACATCCGGCGCGTTAACGCGCATCAGAGTTCTGACCTGCCTCCATCTCTGTGGCGTTGATGGTGAAACGGGGGAATCCGTTGAGCTTGCGGATGTTGGTCGGGTGATTCTGATTATGTCCTCAGATGCAAAAACACACGTTGATGGTGGAATGGCTGTTTATGCGTGATTTTCAGAATGCCTTTGATGCCGCCCTTGCCGGGGTGGACAGTACGATTGTTGAAGTGATGGGCATCAGTGCGCAGTTCACCTCCGGTGCACAGCGTGGCGGCGAAGTTCAGGGGGTTTTTGACGATCCGGAGTCGCTGGGGTTTGCCAGTAGTGGGATCCGTATTGAAGGAAGCAGCCCGTCATTATTTGTGCGGACGGATACGGTTCGTGCCGTGCGGCGTGGTGACACGTTGACCATTAATGGTGAGACGTTCTGGGTGGATCGTGTTTCTCCGGATGACGGGGGCAGTTGTTATCTCTGGCTGAACCGTGGGCAACCACCCGCAGTTAACCGGCGACGATAAACGCAGGGTGAATTATGGCGATAAAAGGGCTTGATCAGGCGATTGAAAATCTGAGCCGGGTTCGTAAAAACGCCATTCCGTCGGCTTCAGCAATGGCTATTAACCGCGTGGCTACAACGGCGATTAATCAGTCTTCATCACAGGTTGCCCGGGAGACCAGGGTGAGCCGGAAACTGGTAAAGGAACGGTCCAGACTGAAACGGGCGACGGTCAGAAATCCGAATGCCAGAATTATCGTTAACCGCGGTGATCTCCCTGCTATTAAGCTGGGGATCAGGATGCTTGGTCATCGTCCGAACAGCATACTTAAAGCCGGTCAGCATCGTTATCAGCGGGCATTCATCCAGCGATTAAATAATGGGCGCTGGCATGTTATGCAACGTTTGCCAGAAGCCCGGTATGCGAAGGGCAATGACGATAAAGGAAGGAAAAAGCGTAATCGTCTTCCCATTCAGGTGGTTAAAATTCCGATGGCGGCCCCACTGAAGCAGGCTTTTGATGAGAACGTTAACCGTATCCGGCGAGAACGTCTGCCAAAAGAACTGGGCTATGCGTTGAAACAACAACTAAGGATTGTGATAAAGCGATGAAACATACTGATATCCGTGCTGCAGTGCTGGATGCACTCGAGCAGCATGAACACGGGGCGACGCTGTTTGATGGTCGCCCCGCTGTTTTTGATGAGGCGGATTTTCCGGCAATTGCTGTTTATCTCACCGGCGCTGAATACACGGGCGAAGCGCTGGACAGCGATACCTGGCAGGCGGAGCTGCATATTGAAGTTTTCCTGCCTGCTCAGGTGCCGGATTCAGAGCTGGATTCGTGGATGGAAAGCCGGATTTATCCGGCGATGAGTGCGATCCCGGCACTGTCAGGCCTGATTACCACGATGGTTACGCAGGGCTATGAGTATCGTCGTGATGACGATATGGCGTTATGGAGTTCTGCTGATTTGACTTATTCCATTACATACGAGATGTGAGGACGATATGCCAACACCAAATCCTCTGGCACCGGTAAAAGGTGCCGGTACCACCCTGTGGGTTTATAACGGTCAGGGTGATGCCTATGCAAACCCGTTGTCAGACGATAACTGGCAGCGACTGGCACAGGTAAAGGATCTGACGCCGGGCGAGATGACGGCAGAACCCTACGATGATAACTACCTGGATGATGAAGACGCGGACTGGACTGCGACCGGGCAGGGGCAGAAGTCTGCAGGAGATACCAGTTTTACGCTGGCCTGGAAACCGGGAGAAGAAGGTCAGAAAGGGCTTATAGGCTGGTTTGAAAGCGGGGATGTGCGGGCCTATAAAATCCGTTTCCCGAACGGCACGGTGGATGTGTTCCGT